ACTGTGCTGATGCCGATGCTATCCTGCTGAGGATTGATGCACATAAAAATCTGCCTGATGCTATCAAGGTAGAGTTGGTAGAGACCGTAAAGGAATCAACCCCTGATTGTTACTGGGACGCAAACGACTAAAGGAACGGATTAAACCCCAACTACTTTAGGAGACGACAATGAACACACTGAACATCATCCAGAAGCAAATTAAAAAGGCTGCTGCTCTACATGATGCTCGTATCACTCATACATCATATCGTGGTGTGCAATATGACACTCGATGTGTTGAGATGAAAGATCCACATGGCACTTTCTGCTATCGTGGTCGCACTTACACCAAATGAAAGAACTACTTGTAGCTCTAGGGATTACAGTAGGCTGTACTTTTTTACTTGGTCTTTTTTACACTGAAACTCTTCTTCTTTTTAGACTGAAGAAGCGTTAACAATAACTCGGGGGGTGCATCGCACCCCTTTTTAGTTGCTATGTTTATCCGTAAACCTTGGTATAATAAACTAAATCTATCCAATAATGTTTGTTATGATTCCCAACTGAAACTAAATCTGGTATCATCGAATCCATTTAGATACCCTGATGAGACTAGAGTATATGATACCCTGTCTCGGTATTATGATGTGCCACCCACAAATATTGCAGTTGGATTTGGGTTATCGGAACTAATCCATAGGATCCTGAGACTTTTCAAAGACAAAAAAATATCTGTTGTCACACCTACTTGGTTGATGGCAACTGGATACTGTGAAGTCGAAGGTATTAACTATGTGGAAGGGGTAGACTTTAGTGCAGACATTCTTTATGTTGCAAGTCCCAACGGTCAGTCTGGTCGTAAAGATTTTGATCCGGATTGGTTAGACAAGTTTGAATACATCATCCTTGACGAAGCGTACGGAGATTTTTCCGACGAGTCTTGGTTGAATAATCGTCCAAACAATGTTATACTGTGTAAAAGTTTGAGTAAGTCTCTTGCTTTGCCTGGGATTAGGTTTGGTTGGTGTTTTGCTGAGGAGGACATCATCTTCCAGCTCCAACAGACAAGACCATCACCACCTATATCCACAGTTGTAGAAGAACATCTAGAAACTCTTTTAGGTTTTCTTCCTGACCATATAGATAGGATGCTAGAGACCAGAGACCATATCGAATCACGGTATGCATGTCACAAGTCATACGGTAACTTTGTATTGCTCAAGAACAAAGAATCCTTTCTAGATAAAGTTCTCTATAGAACATTTGGTGGCGTGCATAGGATGTCATTGACAGATCTATCTACCTTCAAAAAACTATTATGAGATACAAAGAGTCAATCAAACTCATCAAGGAAGCACTCAAACACCATTGGATGTATACTGAAGAGGAGTTGACGTACATGAGAAAACAACTTCGCATGACGAAGGAACTACTCAAGAAGAAAAAGTCGTTTAAAAACGTTTGTAATGAAGGTAAGTCTAGTAACAGTAACTCCTGATGCGGAGAAGACAATGGCTTATGTCGCCAGAGTCAGCAACCCAAACAACCAGGAGAATCCTGACTACGCGAAACTTTTAAGTTATTGTATCAAGCATGGTCACTGGTCTGTCTTTGAGCAGGCACACATGACCCTTGAGATCGAGACCACGCGGGGACTGGCAGCTCAGCTGCTTCGTCACCGTTCGTTCACGATGCAAGAATTTTCGCAACGCTATGCCAGCACTAACC